GGCAGGACATGTCATTACTTTGGCGTCACTAAACATTCCCACCATCGCACTTGGTTCTCCCGACCAGCGCCGATACAACGGAATTCTCGGAGTCCGGTTCTCACACGACATCATCCCGGTCGACCACATGGTCCTATGCCACACAATCCACAGGTTCGGTCAAGACATCACCAACATCGTCAACAACGTCGCCCTCCCGATTTATCACCAAGAGTTTGGTCCGGCAATCATGCCCAACTTCCTCTTCCAAACCGTGAACCCGGGAGTTAACAACATCCAGGTGGCTAATGCGCAGCGTCCTGGTCTCCACCTCACCTTCCACCGCGCAAATACCAATATATTCAACGGCACTATGACCATCGACGCCTCGCAGGGCACTGATTCAGACAACGTCTACATCCATTGCTTCCCTAATGATGAGGCTGCGTTTGCGCAAAATCCGTACGCATTTGCTCTCGCCCTCACTCGCGCGCGCCAGACCGTCACAATCACTGTCCCCGCCGGTACTCGTAACCAGGCTCCTCTCATCCAGGCTCTTGTTCGTCTCGGTCTCCGACCAAACCAAATCGTCCGCCGCGGCGTCACCGTCTTCGGCTCCCGCAATGACCCGGTCTCCCATGCGTTCACTTCCATGGACGATCTTGACCACGCCGAGGCCGACATCCCTGAGAACTTCAATGCCGACAAGGAGGTCATCGCCACGCACATGTCCTATGCCGGTCGCCCGATCGTCGTGGAAGAGGATGACGAAGATGCCGATGACACTCCGTGCCTCGGCATAATCACCCCCGGGCTTGTGGAGGCGTTGTATGCTCTGCATCCGGAGCCACCACAACCCGCTGACCTGACTCGCGACAAGACCATAATTAGGTTTCGGAAACCCGATCCTGCAGTCCGAATTCGCGTTCCGGAATGGATCCAGTCGCTTGATTTGCATGAGCCCACGCTCTACAGTCATATCGGTTATCCGTTCTCGAACACGGAGGTCCTCGCATCCGTCCTGGCAGTTTTCGATAGGTATACCAAGCCGCAGAATGTCGCTATCCCCAACAAGCGGGCTTTCATGCTTGCCGACATCATGTTCGACCGTTGGGTTAGCGCATTCATCAGACCTGATGCCGTCGTCAAGGTTCCATCCGTCGCCTCGATGTTTTCGCACTGGTTCGGAAACGCAAAGGCACTTCGCATCGCCCAGATCGCCGAGGAACTCCCATTCGTCGATTCGGGTCGCCCTCTGCAGAACGAGTACTTCCTGAAGTGCCAATGCAAGCCCAAATTCAAGGCCTTCGGTTTTTGTGCTGAGTGCGGTCAAGGTATCCTCGCCACAAATAAGCTGCTCAACGCTACAATTTGCCCTCTGATTGTCCAGGCAACTAAGATCATGCAGAGCATGCTGAAAGGTGGCGTGATATACGACTCTGGGTATTCAGGCACACAACTTGATGACGCCGTCCGTGCTACAGGTCAACATAAGGCTAAGGAATGCATGTCGATTGACCTGTCACAACAGGATTCGTCGCACGTCAACGTCCACAGGTTTTTCATTGGTAAGGTTCTCGCATTCCTCGGCTTCGATGATACCATTGTCTCGCTCTATCTCATGACGCGCGCTAAGCGCTTCTGCAAGGGTTTGACAATGCTCGGTCTCCTCTTCGAAGTCATCGAAAGGTTGTTCTCCGGCGAGCCTGGCACCGCATTGTTCAACTTCTTGATGTCTACCGGTACTTCAGTGTGCACGTTTGATTTCTCCAAGTTCGAACTCTTCATTGGCAAAGGTGACGACAATACAGTCGTCCCTGTACTACCCCGCTTGAAATCGGCGATAAATATGGTCAAGGAGACCGGTGTTACCCAGAAGATCTCCATCCTTCCGTACTTGGATTTTGCAAATCGTATTTTCACGTCAACCGGCCGCTCATTCATGGATCC